GCATCACTTAAGTGACTTTGAATTACTAAACTTACTCTTAATTCCATAACCTTTATTTTTTAATCTTACCTTATAAATGTACGAACAGGATTTCGGGAATCCAAATTTTTAACAACCTGTTTCCATTGAAAATTGACGACTATCTTGTTCAATTTCTGAATACACATTAAGATTTAAATAAGTATTATTCCAACTATTGTGGAATAAATGAGCTTTAGCCATTACCGGCATTAACTCAAAACAAAATTGAGCTTCTTCAGCTGTTAACACCTCTTTGGTGTACATCAACTCTTGAGCTTCTTGGAAATCATAATTTTTTAACATAAACTTTATTTTTTATCATCAATCTTACCTTGTAAATATATGAAGGGGCTTTCGCCCCTCCAACCATTTTGCAAGATATTTTTAAAAATTTTTAATTTATATCATTTTCAAAATTATTTCCTATTAATTCACCTTTATATTTAAGGGATAAAATACCATTTGCAAATTGGTTTCCTAATATTGAAGTAGGAAATATATCTTTGGTTCCATTACCATCCCATAAAAGAATATCAACATCATTATCCTCAGGAATAAATCTTAATGATATAGATTCATACTCTGATGAGGGTTGAATGGAAATATTATTTCCATCCATAAATGTAATATCACTTATATCATTTATGTTTAATTTTAAAACTAACCAACCTCTTTTATCTGGGGTTATATTATTAGATTTTAATGTATTTTTAACCCAATCTTTTAATTTATTTGTGGAGTCCTTAATTTTATCAACTAAATTTGGGGATAATTCAGGGGTAGTTGATTTATTAAAAGATGATAAATTATCTGCGTCTTCAGGAACAATAAATGAAATAAAAATATCAGTTCCATCACTCTTAACATTAACTTTCCCATAGTCTCCTATATAATCTTTATCATATTTTAACATTATAGGGGATTTATCTAATTGTTTAACTGCTTTAAAGAACATATCAGAATCATCATAATTTTCAGGATCACCAAATTCATCAGCTTCCATAGTAAAAGTATGTAGTTCTCCTGGATCTTCCTCGAAGGTATCTCCTCCTTCTAGGTATATTGTAAAATTTTCACTTAAATATGCTTCAACATCATTGGAAACATTTTCACTTAAACGAGATTGAGTAGTGATTTTATTTTCTACCAACCATTTACCTGGGTTGAAATTGTCTGCTTTTTTCATTTTTAATATTTTATCATAAATATCACGGCTTCTTACAAATTTAAAGCGCCATTACCCATCACATGAGATACAATCAGTAGTACGTGAACCTAAGTCACCTTTAATAACTGAATCTGTGCGAAGATAATATAATGTTTTAATACCTAATTTCCAACTTTCCATATGTACTTGATTAATCCATCTTGGTGAATCTGTTGGATCAAATGAAAGATTTAAAGATTGAGTTTGATCAATATAACGCTGGCGAACAGCTGCTTGTTGTACTAAAGCCAATTGATTAACTTCCGGAAATGTTAAGAATACTTCTTTTTCTTCTTCAGTTAAAATATCATTAGATAAGTTTTGTACTGAACCGTTATCTGCTAAAATTTGATCCCAATATTTACTTTGATTTTTACCTTTAGCTTCTAATAAAGCCTCTAATTCAGGATTTTTAACAATAAATGTTCCTTTAGCACCATTAAACACATAAACATTTGCTGGTTGAGGTTCAATACCTGCTGAACAAGCATTAATTCGGGAATTAGATACTGTTGGGGCAATAGCTAATAGGTGGGTATTTCTCATACCTGTATTTTTGCACCAAAGCGGTTCTCCATATTCCATAGCTAATTTACGGGATGCAGATTCAGCTTGCATTTTAATTTGACTAAAAATAGTATGAGTCCAAGCAGTTGAAGCAATAGAGTTAAATGGTAAATTCTTTTGTTGTAAAAAAGTATGCCAACCCATTACACCTAATCCTAATGCACGACCTTTTTTAGCATGTCTGTGGGAGCGGATCATAGAATCTTTACCATTTGTTTTTTGGATAAATTCTTCCATTACTCCATCTAGGAAATAAACTGCGGTTTCAACTACATCTGTGTTTTTCCATTCATCGTATTTGGCTAAATTAAGTGAACTTAAACAACAAATAAATGAATGTTCTTCATCTGTATGTAATGTGATTTCAGTACAGATATTAGTCATTGAAACATCAAGATTATTCATTCTGTATGCTAAAGGATTATCTTTATTAATATTATCCTTAAACATAACATATGGTTCTCCTGTTTCTACACGCGATTTAAGAATTTCTAACCACAAAGACATCGCTTCACTGTCACGGTCATTTAAACGTTTCATAAACGCATCATCCACAACTACACATTGATGTAGGTTAAGACATTGACGATTAGGATCACCTTTAGGTCTTCGAATTTGTAAAAATTCTTTAATATCCGGGTGATTAATATCTAAGTTTACAGATGCTGCTCCTCTACGTACTGAACCTTGATTGGTTGCAATAATAGTTGAATCATAAATTTTAGCCCAAGGAACTACACCTTCAGACTTTCCGTTTCCGGTAATATTTGCTCCTCTGCCTCTAATTCTTGATAAAGAGATTCCAACACCTCCACCATAAGAGGTAAGTCGCATAAGTTCTGCATTAGTGAGGCCAATACCCCTAATCGAATCAGGCGTATCGATTCCAAAACAACTAATAGGTAAACCCCTGTCAGTACCGGTATTACTAAGAACAGGGCTAGCCAATCCAATCCAACCATTCCAAATATATTTAAAAAATTTATTTTCTAAGTCAGGGCGATTTAATCTCATAGCTACAGCATGAGAAACCCTTTTAAATGCTTTTCGGGGTGTTTCCCCAGGTAATAAGTAACCTTTTGAAATAGTCGATAATGCTACTTCATCAAAATACTCGGGATAATCTTTACCACGCTCCCACTGTGTGTAATCTAATACTAAATTGCTATCCATTTTTTAAAAAATTGATTCGTCCCAAGTTAAATGACCTTTTGAATAATTTGTTACTCGATTTGCAAAGAAATCGGTGTGTTGTTTTCCTGCTGATAAATGATCAAACCATTTCATACGTTCTACGGCTGTCAGGTCAATATTTGAAATAATTGGTTTGTAACCTAAATCCCCTAATTTTGTATTTACTCTATTTTTGATAAAATTAACCAAATCATATTTAGGACACCCTTCTAGATCCCCAAGTTCATAAACTTTATCAATAAAATCAAGCTCAAGAGTTAAAGATAGTAAAGCTGCTTCATTAATTGCTGCTTCTAATTCTGGGGTTTTTAATTTAGGGTTTTCGTTAATTAAGGTTTTAAATAACCAACAACCTGCTTCTGAGTGCATTGATTCGTCTCTAATGGACCATTCAACGATTTGACCTACACCTTTAAGTTTATTACGCATTTTAAAGCTTAACAATACCGCAAATGAAGAGAATAAATTTACACCTTCCGTAAATGCTGAAAATATAGCTAATGATTTTGCTATTTCATGTATATCCATTTCATCTTTCATTCCATCTTTAACTGTCATTAGATTTTCAATTTTAGCCATTGTTGCTTCATCTTCAAGAAATTCAGCAAAATTTTCCAATCCTAAAGTTTCATTCAATAATGAATAAGCTTCAGCATGAATTGTTTCAAAGGCACCAAAAGTAGTAGCCATCATGATGATTTCAGGTTTGCGAAACCATTTTGTAACTAATCCTGACCAATAGTCATTTACAACTGTTTCGGTTTGGGCAAAACCTTTTAAGATAGAACCTATAATATTTTTTTCCGTTTCAGTCAAATTTTGTTTCCAGTCATTTAAATCCGACATCATGGGAACTTCTGTGTGAAGCCAATGTGCTTGTTGTTGTTTGAGCCAATAATCAGCTGCTTCTTGATATTCAAAGGGTTTATAAACCAACCTAGGTTCTAGAATGTTTGCCATAATTTTTTATTAATTTCCAAGTTCGAAAAATTTGTTTCTTAACTCCTTTTTATCTAAAGAATCAAATGTGTTAAAAGGAAGTTGTTGTGATGATGTCGGAGTTTCATCATCATCTTCTTCAACACGGTCCGAAACCTCGAAATGGCCAGTTGAGGTATTTGCTTTTGCACTAAATGTCATGCCGTCCATACCATATCTATTTTTCATAAAGTGAAATCTTCCTGTACCATTAACTTTGTCTTGACGTTTTCTTGATAAAGATATAGCTACATCAGTAATCATGATTTTATCATAGCTACCTGCAGCTTTATCACCTTCAATAATATCGTCTTTTGCACCTGCTCTATTTACTTGTGAAACTGACCAGACTGGGATGTTCAATTCACGTGCTAATGCTTTAGTGCTTATATAAATATCATCAATCTCATCTTTTCTTTCTCTATTTGTTCTTTTAGAACGAAGGAGATCAACATAATCAATAATAATTAAATCAGGTTTAAAATCTTGATCTATACATTTTTTAATATGAGATTCAATAGTAGACATTGATGCTTTTCCAGGAGAATATTCTTTAATTATTAATTGTCCTTGAAGAGTTTCTACTACTTCTTCTACTCTACTTCTGTTCTTTTGTTCAGTAATTACATTTACTGGAATATCTGTAAAGAAAGCATCATAACGGCGACCTACATAATCTTCACCTAATTCTAAGGTATAATGTAAGACATTATAACCCATTTTAACAGCATAACCACCTAAAGCAATTAATGTCCAAGATTTACCTCCTCCAGGATTACCAAATATAAGACCAAAATCACCATTACCTAAACCACCTTGAAGTAAATTGTTGAATACATCCCAAGGTGTAGGAACTACTACTCGGTGATCTTCTCTATAACGAGATTCAACATCCTTATTATATTCATGCCCTACATTTTTATCTTGTCCAGATTTTAATGCATTGTCAATCAAATGACGAATTGAATCATAATCTCCAGCATTTAAAAAGTCTACACTTGTTAATAATGCTTTTTTTAATTGTTGGTTTTTACAAAAATTCGAAAATTCTTCTTCAACATATTTTAAATCCTCAGCTGAAGATTTATATGCTTCACGGAGTTGTTCTTTAACTGAAACTTGAAGAACTTCATTACTAATTTTTTTCAATTCTACTTTCAAAACATCCATTGAAGGACATGTATGGTATTTTTGGTAGTATTGAAGGATTTCTTTAATAATCCATTTGTGAGCTTGATTATCAAAATATTCTTCACTTAAAACATCATGGATGTTTAATAAAAATTCTTTATGTGTTAGTAAGGAAGATAATACTTTGATTTGAAATCCTATCCCATATTGGGATAAATTACTTAATGTCATATAACTTTTTTATTTAAAACTGTTTAATACTTCAAATGTATCTTTAATCCAAAAATCTACATTTTTAATAAGATGACCTAATCCATCATCGTGGTAAAGTCGTAAAAAGGCTTTACTATTCAAAGCTATATTTTCTTCTTCTGCAAAGACTGTTAGAAATTCTTTATCACTAGAATCTAATAATGGATTTTGTAAATTCATAATTTTATAATTTTGTTCTAGTCTATCTCTTTCAAAAGCAATGCGAGAATAAATAACGTGTTCTTTATATTTAGAAGCTGCTATATCAAAAATGTCATCAGAACTTAGTATATCAGTAGATAATTCAGGAAATTTCTTAAATAATCCTTTAGCTCCCAAACCTTTTACACCTGGAACTTTATCTGAATTGTCTCCAAGAAGCATCTTATAAAGAATAAAATTTTCAGCTAATACACCAAATTTTTCTTTAACTGTATCTTTAGTATAGTATTCCTTTTCAATTGGTCTATATACGATTACATCGTCATTAACTAATTGGATAAAATCTTTATCCGACGAGACGATGAATACTTTGGAACCATGCGTCTTAGGAAGGTAATCGCTGTAAAACGCAATTATGTCATCTGCTTCTGCTTTATCAATAGCAACTGTTTTGACAGGTAAGCATTTTAAGTAATGAGCAATTCTAACAATTTGGTTAAATTTAGCATCATCCTCTTCATCTAAATTTTCAAATACCTCCCAATTTGTAATTCTAGTTAAATTACGTCCTGATTTATACTCGGGGAGTAAGTTCTTCCTGTTAGTGGAAGAACCAACTCCATCGAATACTACAAATACAGATGTTGGTTGAATTTGATTGATTAGGGTTCCTAGGGATCTTACAAATCCTCCTAATCCACCTACATGAACTCCATCGGAATTCACGATATTCATCATTGCAAAGTTTCTAAAGAACAGATTTAAACCATCAATCAACATTACTCGATCAAATCTTTTAGCCTCAGTATGCTCCTCATTCTCAACAACATTGTCAAGAAGTTTAAATAGTTCTTTTCTTTTCATGTTAATCTGGTTCTTGTGTAAAGATATTTTCTGGTTCAAATGAATCTTGTTCCTCAAAAATATCGAAATCCATACCTCCAAGTATCTTCATCCATTCTGATGCGTGTGCATCTTTATATGATTTAAGTTCCTTATCAGTATCATTAATGAATCCGTGTGGGGTCATGATGATTTTACCTCGTGATTGCACACCATTAATGTGGTTTTTATCAATTTGAATATTTGTGCGTTTAGCAAATTCAACTTGCTTACCATCTTTAATCGCTTTGATTTTAGATGTACCTGCATTTGAGATATTACCAAATGTTACTACAAATGTAGCATCAAACCACATTGCAAATCCACCTTTGTTCATTAACTTTGGTTGACCCATTGGTACTTCTGCTTTTGCAGTCCATACTTTATTAACACATACTAGTGTATTAGTGTACGGTGATGATTCTTTACGTGATAATGTAATCTTTTGGTTAACATTGTTACCAAATTGAGTTGACATTGCTCCAGCATTCCATTCGTTGTTATTTTTGTTTGATTTAACAGACATTTCACAAGGAATTGATCCAATTGAATCCCATAGGAATAATAGATCATAAGGTAAATTACCTTTTTTCTGTTCATCTAACAAATCTAAAACAAATGCTGATACGTCTTCAATAGTGTGTAGTGTTTCACGATCAACATAAATAAAATTACCTTCATAATTTAATACTTCACCTGTTGATTCATCCACAATTTCTTCTACATGAAGACCCATTTGCACAGCATGTTCCCAATTCCATTTCATCTCGGTTACAATAAACACAGGTAAAACTTTCATTTTTTGAGCTGAAACCGCTGCTTCGATCATAGCGGTTGTTTTACCTGTATCACTGTGGCCTCGAAGGAGTACAATGTGACCCATTGGAATTCCTGGTACTGAAGTTACATCCTGGAATGCTGAACTCAATGGGATCCATTTTTGATCTTTGAATTTTACGTTTGAATTAAGCATTTTCTTTTCCTTAAACTTATTTAAATCAAATTTAGATTTAAGTTCAGAGGAGAATGCCGCCGTTAACGATTCGTTTTTCTTTCTAGCCATAATATTATATTAATTAAAATGGCAAATCATCATCTTCTTCCTCAAACAATGAATCAAACTTATCAGCTTTAGTCATTTTTGGAGTTGGAGTAGATAATGAATAGTTTTTACTAGGGGTTGAAACTACTTCTTCTTCTTTCTCATCATCGATGATAGCACCTTCTTCATACTCATCTTCAGGAGTTAACCATTCTTGAAGGGCTTGTTTCATTTCATCAAAAGTGTATTTTTTAAATACTTCTTTTGGATTGGGTTGATTTTCAAGTAAAGACTCAACAGTTGCTTTATCATCAGCTAAAGGTGTTTCTTTAACTTTAGGCATAATAGTGGTTTTGTTGTAGTTTGTACCTGTTACTTCAGGACCTACAGTAGTCAATGTGATATCACGACCACTCATTACATCTGTAAAGTCGCCAACATCTTCATTATCTGCAAGGTTCAAGAAATCCATATACAATTCCTTACCAAATTGCCACAATTTAACACCTTCTGATTCCTCACCGCGTACGATAATAGGAATAAAAATACGCATTTTAGGATCAAGTTTTTTAGCTAAACGCCAGTTTTCTTTATCACTAGTAGTACGTAATTGTTTTGCAAATTCAGCAATTGGGTCTTTTTCACCCCAATTAATAGGAGATACCATTGTGTTTTTACCAATTCCATAGTAAAAATACATTTCAGTAAACGGGTTGTTCTTGTTGTACTTAGAAGGTACTACACGAATCATTTGTTTACCTACTGAAGGTTTCCAAAATACTGGTTTTCTCTCACCGCCACCTTTGCCGGTTGGTTTTGACTGTATTGCGGACAGTCGGTTTCTGATTTCATTTAAATCCATAACTTATCAATTTGTATTTGTGTTGTTAATATAATAACCTTTTTTGAATGAACCAAATTATAGTTCAATAATTTTATAAACTTTTGTATTAAGTTGTCTCAACTCATTAGTATTAGTTAATAAAATGCAATTTTGATAGTGTTGCCAGTTTATACGGAAGGAAGGATCAACCACCCCACCATTTAAACTTTTAATCAAAGTATTTAGGGCGTTGATTGTATATAACGTATTAGTTTCTTTTTTTCGGTGTACTAAAATTGTATTTACCGGAATATTATCTACGTTTCCTTGGTCTACATTATATGTAATAACGTATTCATTTGTACTTTTTACAAACAATACGAACATTTTATTATACATTATGTTATAAGCATCAGAGATGCTTTGAACCATTTCATCGAGGGTATCTTCGGCAACAAAGGTACAGAATAACTTGTTGTTCAAATCTATCGAGTTTAATTGGGTTTTCTCCCAATAAATATCACGCGGGGTGGTTAAAGTCATAACTGCTTCCATAACTAATTTTTGTGTGTAATTTTAAATTTTCAAATATTTTATTTATTTCATCTATTAAATCTTCTGTTTCATCTAAATCAAACAAAAAGCTGTCATAAGTATATAATACTAGCTTGGTCTTTTTCCCATTTAATAACCTATGAAGCTGCATCAATATACAAACATTCGTTGCCGTCTCCACGTTCTGTAAGATATAATTCAAAAGTTTTTGTGGGTTCATGTTTTCCAATTTATCTTTTTCCAAATGATAACCCGAAACCGGCACCACTACTTTCCCTGTAGTGTTATATTCTTCCCAGATATTATCCGTATATTTTTTTACTTTTTGAAAAAACTCCAAGGCCTCATATTCCTTCCAAATTCCACCGTAAATTTGTTTAAACGTGATCTCTTTTGCTTTGGAATAGTCCACTCCATACATTTCAGCGAAAGCCCCATGAATATCACTGTTATTGAAACTATAATCACAAAGCTTAGCCAAAAGGGTAGGGTGATAAGCAGAAATATCCAACTCAATAAATTTCGAGTTTTGGGGTTTAAAACATTTTCTTTCTCCATTTTCTTTATTTAATGCTGCAAAGTTAATTCCGTTAAATCTATTACTTGGTCTTTTAGTTGTTGTGAAAAGATTGTATTGTGTGTAAATTCTATTTTCCCCTATTGAATATGTTGGGTTTGTTGGTTTAAAGTATTGATCAAATTGGTCTTTATCTATTGGAATACCATTTTTTTCAATCCCAAAGAAAGCTAACGTTGATTTATTGTTGTAGAAATCAAAATACGAGGGTAAGTCTTCGGTAAATGATGGTTTTACTGTATTGTATATTTTATTGCAAACCTCGTAGTGTTTGGTAAGTGGGATTATTTTATTTATTTGTTTATAATCCGGATACTTATCTTGAAAATATATGTGAGTTTGCGTTAAATCTTGTATATACGGAGGAGTGAGTATGTTTACGTCACGCAAGCTCTTTATTTGAAAATGATATAAAAAATGTTTCTTGTCTCTTACCCACACCACATCTGTTTTGCAAAGCAATTCGTTAACCAGCTGTTTCCCAATTTTTAACGCCTCACTATGATCAATACAAATTATGTATCCTTTAGTCTCGTTTATAGGTCGATAATAGACCAAACAAACATCATCTAAAGCAGGGTGAATTCTATCGTTGTATTGAATTATTTCAACAAACGCTTCTTCATAACCTATATTTATCAAACTCTCGATTTGATCTTGAGTTTCTACTAACCAAAACATGATATAAATCTACGAAAGGATATTCAATAAACCAAGCTTACTGGTAGAATTTTGAGAATTTGAATTTTAGGAATTGGTTTAGGCCTTGGAAGTTGTTATTTTTCTCAGCTAAGTGAGTAACTTTTCGATTAGTTTCGTAAACTTGATTTTTATCTCCTGTTAATTGCCAAGGAATTTCAATTACATTGTACATTTCCCAAAGATATTCACTATTGTTACTTGAAATAGCACTATATGTTGTAGAATCTATTTCAATAAAAGATAAATTGTTTATTTTTTTAGCAAAGTATCTAGTAAATGATCCATTTTGGTAATCATTTTGGGATGGAGTAGGATAAAACGGTATTGGTATTTTTCTATCAGAAGTTGATACATCTGAATTGACTATGTAGTTTCTAACTGATTGGGTTCTATTAGGAACTAACTTAGAATAAACTACTGGGGATGTTAATCCTTGAGCATTAGCTATTAGTGGAACTAATTGTTGGGGTAAATCATTTTCTTGGGGATTTTTACCTGTATAAAATGTTCCATTATATACTTTATAATAAAACCCAGTATATGGAAGCAAAGTATCTACCACTACAAACTCGTTTCCGTTTGTATATAAATTAGTTACTATTCTATTTTTTGGGTAATAAGGCATTATACGTTATTTCTAGCTGAGCTTACTGATATACTTTCAATCTTGGTTTTCCATTGATTACCTGATACGGTATGTGAAACTCCTTTAATTAGGAAGTCAATTACTCCACCTTGATCTCCTGAACGATAACTATATGGGAGTATTTCTTCTGAAATGGCAAATCGTTCATAGTTTACCATTCCTGAAAGTCCATCCATTTCTAGGGAAAGGTTAAATGGAATAAAGAATGGTGATGGTTTTTTATCTTGAGAAGTACTGTTTAAAGCGTCTTCCCCAGTTAAATATAAAGCAATATCTCTATTTATAGATTTAATACTTTCAATAGTATCAGGACTATAATTTTTATTAGTATATATATCTTGTATTTGTTTAGAAAGATACTCTAGATTTTTATCAAATTTATTTGCAGGTGCTTCTTTACCTGTTTGGGATCCTTCTATACTAGCTGCGTCTAATTTTTTAGTAATAATTCTATCAACTAAACCTTTATTTAATTTAGATAAAGCAGTAGCATTTTCACCAACAATATTACCTGATGCTTGAGCTGAAATGGTAGCCATTGCTGCCATGTTAGGAGGTAATTGGACTTGGAAATCCACATTTGATAAGAAACTACCTAATGGTTCTGCTTCTGTACCTATTCCATAGGACTTGAAAACAGCTATTTTATTTTCTTTTTCTTTATCTTCACTTTTAATTCCTTTAATATTACTTTCCTCGATAATTTTTAAAGAAATACTTTCATCATCATATATAGCTTCTAATTTATTAACATTTCCTAAAGCATCATTAATGCCTGCGAACATATCATTCAAGAATTTTAATAAGTTAGTTTTACCATTTGCATCCACTCCTCCTTCTAATACTTTAGCTATGAAATCTATATTAATAAATATATTCATTAATCTACCAGCATTTGGATTATCGTCTACTGAATATTTAGCTGGAAGATTAGGGAGAACATCCCATGATAAACTTGCGGTTGGAGATGTATATTTACTGGAAATAACACATATCTGAGGGTCTGTTGAAACTTGAGTTGGGAAACTTAAACAATAATTGTTTTCAACAGTTGTATCTATTTTAAAAATAGGAGTTTTATTACTCGAATTAGTAGGTCCTGAAGGGGCAGAATCGTAGACTAAAAGATTTTTTTCAACCCAATCTAAAACATAACCTAGTCTAACATAATAAAAATTAACATTTAAATTTTTTCCTCCTGTTTCAACTGAGTTTTCTGATCTAGATTTAAAGTTAAGTTGGAAAAGATTATTAGGATCCCATGAAGAACCCGCTTTAGTTATTGCGGCTTGCTTCCAGTTATATAGTTGATTATTAAAATAAGTTTTATTTCTATTTTCTTCAGTTGTATTACCGGAAAGTGCAGCTTCGGCTTGTTTTTTATTATATGCTTTTTGAGCAGCTTCTAAAGCTCTTTCTTTTGCTTCAATAGCAGCATCATCGGTATCAGCTTGGGTTAGAGCAGTTTGGGCTTGTGTTTGAGCGGCTGTAGAAGAACCAAGATTTACAATCTTATTTTGTGCGTTTTTTAACTGATTTATAAGGCCAATTAATCTGGTTTTGTCGGATTGTGAAGAGGTTTCTACTTGAGTGGAGGAAATGGATGAAAGTGCAGTATCTATAATTCTAATATTAGCTTTAGCACCAACTGTGTTATCTGAAAAAGATAAACTATTAATAGAATTTAACCCATTACCAAATTGAGCAGTATCAAAACCTGAGATGGAAGCTTTTGTTGTATTGAATGAAGCTTGGGCATTATTAATAGTTGTTTGCTTATCTTGATCGGCTTG